ATATTAGTGTACTGTTACTAAAATACAACAATGATTTATGTAAAGCACATATTAAGAATAGTTATGCACAAGAGCTTGATTTTATCGTAGGTTATGATGCCAGAAATCAATTTATAGCGAATTTAGCTAGAGACCAAAAGGGTAATACATTGGTCCTTTTCAACTACGTTGAAAAACATGGTAAACCATTACACAGATTATTAGAGAAAAAAATAGATAAGGATAGGAAACTATTCTATGTATCAGGAGAAACAGATGTCGATACAAGAGAATCCGTCAGGGAGATTACCGAAACACAAACCAATGCCATTATTGTGGCAAGTATTGGGACTTTTTCTACTGGTATTAATATTCGGAATCTTCACAATATTATATTTGCTTCACCAAGTAAGAGTCAAATTAGAGTCCTTCAATCCATAGGAAGAGGATTAAGAAAAAGTGAAGATGGTCGTGCAACAAAGTTATATGATATTGCCGATGATTTACACTGGAAAAATAAGAAAAACTATACACTACAACACGCTGCGGAAAGAATTAAAATATACAGTAAAGAGAAATTCAAGTACAAACTATACGATATAAATATATAAATGAATATAAGGCAATTTAAATTAATTAATGGTGAGGATATCATTGGTATTCTTAATACAAAGAATGATGATAACTATATTGTAGAAGGCCCTGTAATATTATTACCCAATCTATTTGGGAATATGCAGTTTGCCCATTGGTTCCCTTTATCTTCTCAGAAAACATTTAAACTATATAAAAATCGTATTGTACATCATGTCCCGATAGATGAATACTTACATGAGAAATATATTGATTTTGTTATTAATACCAAGAAGCCACAATTCAAGCTTCAGACCATGAAAGAGGCAGTACAAGATATAGTACAAAGAGAGTCAGACTTAATGGAAGAGGATTACCAATTAGATTATGAGGCCGGAGTTAAGGAAACAATACATTAGTTTTAGTATACCTCTGTCCCCCGACACTACTTATATATTATACCACAAAAATGGACAGCTGTAAACACGCAAGTTAAAAATAAATAAAAACTCTTTTTGGTTTACAATCACATAAGAGTATGGTATAATATAACATTATGGAGAAAATAAAATGAGTGCGAAAGCAAAAGCAAAACCACACTATGTAAACAATAGGGACTTTTCAGAAGCCGTTATGGATTATGCAACAAAGGCCCAAAAAGCAAAATCAAAAGATAAGCAACCCCCAATAATAAATGACTATATTGCCAAGTGCTTTATAAGAATCGCAGAAGGTCTATCACACAGACCCAATTTTGTACGATATACTTATAGAGAAGAAATGGTTATGGACGCAGTAGAGAATTGTTTAAGGGCGATAGGAAACTATAATATTGAAGCTTCTACAAGGACTGGAAAGCCAAATGCATTTTCGTATTTTACACAAATATGTTATTTTGCATTTATCCGAAGGATTACCAAGGAGAAGAAACAACAAGACATTAAATTTAAATTCATAGAAAAAATGGGTATTGATGATTTTGTACAAATGGGTATGGACAATGAAGGAGCTGAACAAACAATGGCTTATGTAGATACACTCAGACAAAGAATTGGTACCATAAGGACAAAGGACACGGCGATTAAAGAATTTGCCAAAAAAGAAAAAGCAGCCGAAAAGAAGGCTAAGAAACTGGAGTTATTTATGTCATGAAACATTTAAGTGAAAAACAAAGACAAAGAGGTATTAGGTTAACCAAAAGCAGAACAGCTAAAAACCTAAAAAGAAAAGCCAAAAGTGCACTAATCAATATAAGTGAAGAGAGAATTAAAATCGCTTCAAGGAGATTGGGTAGGTTACAAAGAAGAATGATAAAAGAACAAATGAGGATGTCCAATGAAAGTAGCAATACTTAATGATACGCATTGTGGTGTAAGAAATTCCTCCGATATATTTTTAAAATATAATGAGAGATTCTATGGTGAAATATTTTTTCCATATTTAAAAGAACACAATATTAAAAACATATTACACTTAGGGGATTATTATGAACATCGTAAGTTCGTTAACTTTAAGGCTCTTAATGCAAATCGTAAACATTTTCTTGAGCCTTTGCGCGATGCTAATATTACCATGGATATTATTCCTGGTAATCATGATGTTTATTTTAAGAATACTAATGAGCTATGTTCCCTCAAAGAACTTTTAGGTTATTTTACCACTAATGTTAATATCGTTATGAAGCCAACAGTGCTGAATTATGACGGATTAGATATTGCTGTGGTTCCCTGGATTAATAATAGTAACTATACCGAATACATGGACTTTATTGCAACATGTAAAGCTCCAATACTTGGTGCTCATTTGGAATTAAAAGGCTTTGAAATGATGGCTGGAATTCCAAACCCACATGGTATGGACCACGCTGATACTTTTTCTAGGTTTGAGATGGTTCTATCAGGACACTTCCATACTAAATCAAGTAGAGAAAATGTTCACTACCTAGGTTCGCAAATGGAATTCACATGGGCTGATGTAGATGACCCAAAATATTTCCATGTATTAGACACTGAAACAAGAGAGATTACACCTGTAAGAAATCCAATTACTATGTTTAAAAAGGTAATATATGATGATACCAAAACAGATTATAGTAAAATAGATGTAACACAATTTGCACACAAGTTCATAAAGCTAATTGTTATAAATAAAAATGACCTTTATATGTTCGACCAATTTGTGGATAGGCTACAAAGTATTGAAACATATGAGCTAAAGATTGCAGAATCTTTTGAAGAGTATTTGGGAGAAAGCGTCAGTGACGAGAAAATATCCCTTGAAGATACTACGACCCTTCTAGATTCATATGTCGATGCAGTGGAAACTGACCTGGACAAAGACCATATAAAGATTGAACTGAGAAAACTTTATACAGAGGCACAGAACCTAGAGGTAGTATGATACATTTTAAATCATGTAAGTGGGAGAACTTTCTTTCCACTGGCAGTGACGCTATTGAAATTCAATTAGATAGAACCCCATCAACATTAATCGTAGGCCAAAATGGCGCAGGTAAATCAACTTTACTTGATGCTTTATCCTTTGGTCTATTTGGAAAGCCACACAGAGACATTGGTAAAATGCAATTGGTTAACTCTATTAATAATAAGAGAACTCTTGTTGAAGTAAAGTTTACTGTAGGTGACCAAGACTTTAAAATCGTTCGTGGCATAAAACCCAATAGGTTTGAAATATGGCAGAATGGTAATATGACTAACCAAGCATCTAATATGCGTGATTATCAAAAGTACCTTGAAACAAATATTTTAAAGCTTAATCACAAATCATTCCATCAGGTTGTAGTATTAGGGAGTAGTTCTTTTATTCCATTTATGCAATTACCAGCTTGGTCAAGAAGAGCTGTGATAGAAGATTTATTGGACATTGGTATCTTCTCTAAAATGAATACACTTTTAAAAGAGCGTAATTCAGTTATTAGAGACCAGTTAACGGATATCAACCACCAAATAGATTTGGTTAATACTAAGATTGATTCACAAACTAAGTATATTAATAATCTAGAAGCTCTAAACCAAGACCAAATCGAAGGCAAAAGAGAATCAATTGAAACACATAAGAATGATATTGATGATATATTCAAAGAGTCAAAAGAGCTAGGTAAAAATCTATCAGTACTTATAACTGAAGAAGAAAAACATCATAAACAACATGTAGAGAAAATGACTGAGGTCAAATCTCTTGATAAAGGTTTAAATGATAAAATCAAAACCCTTGTAGGAGATGCTAGGTTTTATGAGGAAAATGATAACTGTCCAACTTGTGAGCAAGAGATAACTGAGGAAATAAAAGATGATAAAATATCTAAAATTAAAATATCAGCTGCTGATGTTCAAGAGGAAATGCAAGGACTTAGAAAAGAGATTAGAACAACTGAGCAAGAGGGCCGAACTATCGCAAACCATCTTAACGAACTCAGACAACGACAGCATAAAATAAATTCAAATAATGATAAAATTGCTCTCTTACAAAAGGAAATAGATAAAGTCCAAAAAGAGATTAATACACTTACTTCACAGTCTGGTGATTCTGGTCAAGCCAAAAAAGAATTATCCACTATGAGGAGAGGTAAGCAAAAATCAACTGAAAATAAATTACTGTATGTTGAAGAAAGAACTTATAACGAAGTAATAGGAGAAATGTTAAAAGATACTGGTATCAAAACCAAGGTTATCAAACAATATTTACCTGTTATGAATAAATTAATAAATCAATATTTACAGATTTTGGACTTCTTTGTAGCTTTCCATTTAGACGAAAACTTCAATGAAACCATCAGGTCACGCCATCGTGATTCATTTAACTACGCCTCATTCAGTGAAGGTGAAAAACAAAGAATCGATTTATCGTTGTTGTTTACTTGGAGGCAAATCGCCAAACTCAAGAATAGTGCAGCAACGAATCTGCTGATACTCGATGAAACCTTTGACAGTTCTTTGGACCACGATGGTATCGAAAACCTAACCAAAATTCTAACCACGCTAGAAGATGGTACTAATGTCTTTATTATATCTCATAAAGGGGAAATATTAGAGAACAAGTTTAGGTCTAAGATTGAATTCTTTAAGCAAAAGAACTTCTCCAAAATTAAGTAACAGCTGAAATCCCAGTTTTGTTACAGGCATGTTACATTTGTGTTACATTTGTGTAACAATTTCATTTATTTTCATCAAACGTGTTTACAGCACCCCCTAGATATAGTATAATGGTACCATAAATTGATAATGATAAGGAGATATTTATGACACTATTAAGAAAACACGGATTACTGGACAGAGACTTCCTAAGTGGATTGGCCCTGTTTGTATTACCAATTATCATCAAGGTGGTCGCATAATGAAACATAAAACAACACTCGCTAAATTATTAGCCAAAGAAGATATTACTGTACAATATGGTAACTATCACACAGCTTGGTTTGATATAAAAGACAGAGTTCTAGGATTACCTCAATGGAAAGATATGGGTAAAGATGTCACTGACCTTTTAATTGGTCATGAAGTCGGACACGCACTATTTACTCCATTCGAAGGTTGGCATGATAGCCCTGAAAAATTAGAGGGTTGCCCTAGGTCATATATCAATGTTATAGAAGACGCTAGAATTGAAAGACATATCAAACAGCAATACGCTGGTTTAGTCGGCCCAATGTCTAGAGGATACAAAAAATTATTCGCAGATGGTTTCTTTGGAGAAGCTGTTATTAATACTAATTGGGAAGAAATCAAATTAATTGACAAAATCAATCTAAAAGCTAAGGTCGGAAATCTAATGGATGTTCCATTCAGCGATGAAGAGATTGTATTTTATAATAGAGCAATGACTACCGAAACTTTCGGAGAAGTTACTGAATTGGTTAGAGATATACTTGCCTTTACTCAAGAAAATACACCAGAGCTTATTCAAAAGCCTGAGCCACAGCCTGAAGGAAACACTCCAGGTCAAGAAGAAAAAGAAGATGGCGAAACTGGACCATCTGGTCATGATGATTACCAAGAGCCTACTGGCGAAAAACCAGAAGGTAAATCTGAAGCTCAAGGCAATGACGAAGGAGATAATTCTAACAAATCTGAAGATAACCCTACTCAAAACAACCCTGACGACGAAGGTGAAAGCCAAGGTAATGTAGAAAATCAAACACCGGTCGAAGAAGACATATCAGCCACTGATGAGGCGTTCAGAAGAAAAGAACACACTCTATTAGACAGAGACGAAAGAGGCAGACAAGTTCAAGTCGGCAATGAGCCAAGAAAAGAACTAAGAGACCAATTCGTTATTGATTATGCTACACTGGCAGCAGACAGAAAAANGTTTGGCGATATNGAACAATATGCTAACAGAATTCCTGAGTTTAAAATGTATATGAAAGATGTTAAAAGAAATGTCAATTATGCAGTCAAGGAATTTGAAATGAGAAAAGCAGCGTACAGATATTCAAGAGCTCAAACTGCAAAAACTGGTTCAATAGATGTTAACAGATTATGGTCATATAAAACTAATGAAGATATTTTTTCAAGAGTTACTAAATTGGCCGACTCTAAAAATCACGGAATGATGATGCTGATTGATTACTCTGGTTCAATGTGTGGAACTATGGGCCAAGTTATGGACCAACTTTTACACCTTGTAACTTTCTGTAAGGCAGTTAATATTCCATTCGATGTTTACGGGTTTACTACTTCAAATAAAAACCTCGGCAGAGATGCTTATGGTTATACCGAAGATGATTATGCAGGGCCAAATCCAAGAGAAGGTGAAATTAACCACAGCGGTTTATCACTACCTCAGATTGTATCCTCTAAACTTAAAAAAGGTCAATTCGAAGAAGCTATGTTCCATATCTGGTTAAGAAAGGAACTATCAGTTTCTAGTTACTCATACGATGAGAGACAAATACTTTCTAAGTTTGAGCAATATGGTTCAACACCATTAAATGAAGCTCTAATAAACAGTCACAGAATGATTAAAGAATTCAAAAACAGAAATGCTGTTGACAAGATGAACTTGGTTATAATTTCAGATGGAGATGCAAACAGAGTTAATGTCTGTAGGTCAAAAAATATTGATTATGCAGATACTGATTCATATGGACCGACTGTTATTAATGTCGATGGACACAAAGTACTAATGGACGATAGAGGCAAAAGAGGCACTCAGTCACTTTTAGAAAATCTGCAAAAAAGATATGGTGTTAAAACCCTAGGATTCTTTATTGCTGATGGCTCATCTAACTACTGGTACAAAATATCTGACGCACAATGTAATGGCGAAGGATATGGTATGTACGATAACGAAGAGCGTAAGCCATACAACAGACAATATGCAAAACATAAATGTGTTACCTTTACCGATACTCTTGGATACAATGAGTTCTATATTGTTAAACACGGTAATGCATTGAATACAGAAGACGATGGGTTCGCGCCAGAAGATGATGCGACCAAAGGTCAAATAACTTCACAGTTTAAAAAGTACAGTAAGTCTAAAAAGAATAACAAGACTTTACTTACTAATTTTGGAAAGGCGGTGGCCTAATGTTACAGGCATGTTACAATTGTGTTACATGTATGTTACAATTTACATTATTTTCATCTAGCGTGTTTACAGACGCCCGAGAATATAGTATAATATACACATATTTAAAATAAAGATAAGGAGAAAACTATATTATGAATAACTTGAAAACCTCAACTACAATTTTACTGAAAGACTTGGCGGCAAAATACCCTGACCAAGCTCAATTCAGAAAATCAACAATTGTTGATGCTGGAAAAGCTTTAGGCTACACCGGCAAAGACTGGGACCCAATTTTAACAAAAGATAACAGAGTTAAAATTGGTACATATGACCTTGCGTCATTTATCGAACCTTTAAGAACCGAAGTGGTATCCACCTCAGTTGTTAATCCAATTCCTGCCTCTGCAGTACAGATGCAATCAATCGTTTCTGAGGAAAGAAATTTCGCTCAAAAAGATGATACATTTATTGCTTGGGGCCCATACCATGACATCGTAAAAATTGTCAAAAGTGGTATGTTTTACCCTACATACATTTCTGGTCTTTCCGGGAATGGTAAAACCTTTATGGTAGAACAGGCATGTGCTAAACTTAAAAAAGAGTTTATCAGAGTGCAAATTAATCCTGAAACTGATGAAGATGACTTGATTGGTGGATTCAGATTGATTAATGGTGAAACAGTCTTTTCAAAAGGCCCTGTTTTAAAAGCGATGGAGAACGGTGCAATATTATTGCTTGACGAAATCGATAGAGCGACAAATAAAATCATGTGCCTACAAGGTATATTAGAAGGGAAACCTGTCTTGGTTAAAAAGACTGGAGAAATTGTATCTCCGGCTCCTGGATTTAATGTTATCGCTACTGCCAATACTAAAGGCAAAGGTTCTGAAGATGGCAGATTTACTGCTGCATCAATTATTGATGAGGCATTCCTAGAAAGGTTTACTATTTCGGTTGACCAGAAGTTTGCTTCTCTTAATATTGAGAAGAAAATTGTCCTCAAGCACATGGAGAAATTTAATTCAACTGATATGGATTTCGCTGAGAAACTAGTCATGTGGGCTGACATTATCAGAAAAACATTTTATGACGATGGTGTGGACGAAGTCATTTCAACAAGAAGGCTTTGCCATATCGTTCAAACATTTTCAATCTTTTCAGATAGAGCAAAGGCAATTGACCTATGCATATCTAGGTTCGATGAAGATACCAAGGCAGCATTCCTAGACCTTTACACAAAGGTCGATGAGGACGCTTATAAAGTTGATACTGAAGAGGAGGAAGTGTAATGGTTACCAATCTTAATCCCAGTAAATGCAAGTTTAAGACAATAGGAACATCAATATATGCCTTTCACTCGAATGGATATGTTGTTAATTGTACTAATAGTAGAAAAGTAAGCAATTTACCAGACCAATCCATTATAACGAGGAGGTTATTGGACTTAAATACTGATTACTCCACAATGAATACACCACCAGGTATACCAAATAAATACTGGAAATTAATGGGTGCAGATGAAAGAAGAAAATATACTTTAATGAATTTAGCGGCAGACCATATAATACCTAAAACAAAAGGTGGAAGTGATAGATTAATAAATTTGCAATGGTTACCGCA